AATGTGTATAGTGCAGATTGGGACCAAATTGTTCGCCAAGTAAAGTTAAAGGGTAATAAAGTATTAGCAGGAGATTTTAGTAATTTTGATGGATCGTTGATAGCACATGTTTTATGGTTGGTGTATGATATTATAGAAGAATTTTATAAATTGCATGATCCAAATTATACTGAGGAAGATAAGAAGATTCGATATTCACTTTGGATACATATAGTTAATTCCATTCATTTGTATGGTGATAATTTGTATCAATGGACACATTCTCAACCATCTGGAAATCCTTTTACAGTTATCATCAATAGTGTTTACAATTTACTTATATTATGTATTGCTTATTTAGATTCTATAGAAAATAGTGATTTGAGTGAGAGAGATAAAGCCAAATTATATTCTTCAATGGCATATGATAAATATGTATCTACTATTGTTTATGGTGATGATAATATTTTGAATATTTCTGATGATATAATTGATGTTTTTAATCAAATAACTCTTACAGCTGCTTTAAAACGACTTGGACATGATTATACTGAGGAAACAAAAAATGGAGAGATTCACAAGTATAGAAAGCTCTCAGACATTAGTTTTCTCAAACGAAGTTTTAGGTTTTGTAATGAGGTAGCTCACTATGTTGCTCCTTTAGATATTAGTGTTATATATGAAATGCTTAATTGGGTTCGCGGAAATTCCGTAGATCCAGTTAGTTTGTTGAAAGATAACATTGAGACTGCTTTGAATGAAGCATGTTTGCATGGTAAAATTACGTATGCAAATTTTGTTGATAAATTAAAGCAAAATCGAAAAGTAGTAGCTAAAGTGCGACCTTATATTCCTACCTATGGTGAACTCCGTCTGAAGGTGGAAAATTTTTCCCCAACAGAAGGTTTTATGGCCTAAGATATAGTGTGATCTTACATAATTAAATAAATTAGTGATGTAAAATTAATAATGTATTGCTACTATGTTAATAAGGTGAGTTGTTTAACTTTACTTCCAGGATGCCTTGAGAGCAGCCCTTTCGAAATCCAGGAACCATCACTCGAATAGATATTTTAAGTGGATTATCTGTTTTAAAATATCACTTGCTACAACAAACGAAAACGAAAGCTCTGGAACAAGCTTAAATGTTACCAACGATAACGACTCCCGTTATGTAGACAAACAGGAGATTTTAACCTTTCAAAATCAAGGGCAAACAGTTGCTGATGAGGCTTTAGCTATGCCTATAGATTTAGATCAATCGTATCTTAATATGTCTATAGCTAATGATAAGGTTCATTCAATTAATTCATTTCTTCAACGTCCAGTGCGTATTTTTTCTGGTCAATTTACAACTTCCATGTTGCAAAATAGTCCAATATTTACTGGGACTTTCCCTGATTTATTATTGCAAGATCCTATGTATAATGAGAAAGTGCGTGGATTTGTGGGCTTGCGCGCAAATGTGGAGGTTACAGTCCAAGTGAATGCTCAGAAATTTCAACA